ATGCCCAAGTATCTTAGAAATGCTGCAGAGCGTCAATTTATTTCAAACCCTGTAACTAAAATTCCAGGAGATCAGACGGCTTTCGCTGAGTGGCTTTATGGCCCTAAGAATGGTCCGATGTGTAAGAGTGACACACAATTCTGTAGCCCAGATGCCCGTGGTGTCCAACTCGAGGCATTCTCGGGTCTCGCTCCCAATGGAGATAAGCGATCGGGAATGTTTGCGAGATAGATTAATATTCTTGTGTAATAATAAATGGCGTATCAGCTCCAACCTGGTCTTTCCATAGTTCAAAACAAGGGGGCCGTCCCTCCCGTCAAGGCGACTGACGAGATTTTCGTGTATCCTCAGCCCAGTACCCTAAACTGTGGTGGTTGCCGACCCAACACCATGTTGTACGGTACCGCCCCCTACAAGGCGGGTAAGGGTTCTCCAGCTCAGTACATCAATACCAGTGATGAACTTCGTCCCCAATCGACTTCCCGTTTCAACAAGAATATCGTTCAGACATATGAGCGCAACTTGTTCCCACTGTCCAACATGGAGTGCAAGACCCCCCTTCGCACGATTCGATATGAACCTGCGAGTACACGGGCCGAACTCCAGAACGGTCTTTTCCAGCAAAGATATGTTAATAAAAATGTAGGTAAGAAGTAAGAATGGCTGATCCCATTTCACTTATGGCTGTAGCCGGTCTCGTGTACGCTGGACGCAACTTAAGTACTAAATCAGTTCCACCTAAGGTTGATAATGAAGTACCCGTCATAAAGACTCCTGAAATTGTCGAAACTACAAATTTCGAACCAACGATGGAAGTTCCCCGTAAACGAGAAATGGAAAGCTTTGCCGACATTTCTAAGCAACAAAGAAGTGGTGGTCAAGAAGTCTTGAACATGCGAAACCGTATGTATGATACCGGTCGAATGAACAATCTTTCTCCAGTTGAAAAGCAACTTGTTGGTCCAGGTCTCGGTGTGGGTGCCAATGTTCCCGCCGTTGGGGGTCATCAGCAGATGTTTAGGGTCAACCCCGTAAATGTTGGTGCGTACAGGTTGACCACTCTCCCAGGGCGTACTGGTCCAGCTCGAGATGTCACTGGTGGCCGTTCGGCTAAGGTTGGTGAGCTCACCCATAACAAACCGGAGACAACTGCGTACCTTCCATCCAGGTTGCCTACTATGCCTGGCCGCGCTCAGGGGATGTCGGGTGTTGTGCCTCGCAATGAACACGAAAGGACCAAGCGTACCACGAACCGCTCGGAGACTGGTCTTCGCGAAGATGGTTTAGGTTTCAATGGGGCTAAACGCTTCGTTTCCGCTCAAACAATGTCCCAGGATCCTACACGTTTCAAGACTGATCGCAATGATATGCAGTATGAGTATTACAACCGACCCGCCCCAGGTATTCATAGCCACCACGGTGCGTACACCAGTAGTGCTGCTGCTCAGGTGACCGCGAAGACGAATGAGCAACTCATGAGGTATGGTTTCCGTCCAGAGGATCGTCGTGGCAAGCCTAACCGTATGGGTAACGCTGGTCGTATGAACGTTCGTGAGTCTGCACTCAAGCAGGGTGGCGCCCTCACTGCGGTTCGGACAGACACAACTCGTGTCGATGGTCGTGTGAGTGCTGCGAATGGTGCGTGGACCCAAAACTATCAACAGAAACCTTTCCACCAGTTCAATGCCTATAAGGGTAACGAGAACCCTAACACCAGAAACCTGGATGTGGCTAAGAGGCAGCTCCAGAACAACCCCCTTGCACACGGTCTTTACCAGTAATACTTTGTATGTAGACGAAAACAGTCATTAAAATATTATCCCTATATTTTAATGAAGGTACATAACCTATCTATCGATAGTAGTCAGCGCGGCGTCGAGATTGTCGCATCAAATTCGTATTATGATAGTGAAGGTACATATGTAATTGACGCCTATTCCAACACATATTCGAATCCGAATAACTATGTCATTACCCTAGAGAATCCAATCTATGATGTGTCCGAAATCAAACTTGTGTCGGCTCGTATTCCCACACCACAATTGACTATATGTGCAACCAATAACACTTTCAGTGTAGATGGACAAACTGTTACATTGACGAACGCTGATTATCCCACTGGTGGTGATTTAGCTACACATCTCGAAGCCGAACTCGCCCCACCCGTTTCCAATATTAGTGAAGTCAATTTTGACACAGACACAAAAAGATTGACATTTTCAAATGTTGGTACATCAAACACTTTCACACTTGAATTTTACACAGGAGATAACGGATACCTTAAAGAATCATCTACGACCACAACACCGAACCAAGTACTCGGTTTCGGTTCAAATGATTATGCTTCGACGAGTAATGTATTGACTTCGGGTGCTGTCAATCTTGTAGGACCGAATACACTCGTTATGAAACTTTCGAGTGGATCAGATGAATTTACACAAAGTGTATACACGTTAACACCATTTTATACTGGTCACATCTTATTGGATGGTTCAGACTTTATAAACTTTAACGGTGCCGATGATATTCTTACACATCATTTTCACACCGGTCCCCTAAAATACATCAAGGACATTCACGTTGAATTTTTCTATATGAGTCACGGAAGATTGATTCCTTATGATTTTATGAATCAGGAACATATATTGAAATTTGAAATTACATGTTCTACGGATAAACTAAAGAATCTACCAAAAGTTTCCTTGGAGGATGAGGATGAGAAGGAGAAGGAGGTTGAAGAGAAGACATCTATAAGCATCCCTGAAAAGGATCCTTATAAATGGAAAATCTATGTCGGTATCGTCATAGTTTTCGGGTTGATATTGATAGCCCTAATGTCTGGGAAGTCCAAAAGAACTTACCGGGTGATGGCAAAGACGGGCTGAACGGGCTTGGACACGCGAGTGGACACGCGAGACACGATCATGTAGACAGCGATCGAGAGGAGAGTGGTGAGGATCGCGGTGAGGGTGTACTGGGTACCACCGTTCTTGGGTACCTTGATCACCTGGTTGATGACCCAGCGGACGAGATCCATCCAGGACATAGCAGCGGCGAAGGAGAAACCCGCGACGATCGCGTTGAGCGACTGGGTCTCGAGCTCCTGGGTAACGAGGTTGACGGTTTCGACGGCTTGGGTGCGAGCAGCTTCCATTGTGTATATTATACACTATCCTGAGAAAATTATTCGAATGAGAGTTTCTCCTTTTTTACCATTTTTTTAAACTTTTTTGTTTTGATTGTTCTTGTTTTTGAGAAGAGTTGTTCATCATCAGATGATTCTTCACTAGAGCTGTTCTCAGATTCGTACTTTTTAAACTTATCTTCAGAGAATGACCATGCTTCAGGCTCCGAGGTGCTCATTACTATTAATAGCATTTTTTAACATCTGTTCTGTCGGATTTTGAGGAATCCAAGATTCCCAACGATCATACGCCTGGTTCATGAGGATGAAGCGTTCATCATCTCCTGTGTATCTTTCAAAGGGTGGGCAGTCCTTGTCTGGGACGTCTTCGATGTCATCTTCATCCGACTCCTCTTCATCATAGATATCTGGGAAAAGTGTACCAATATCCTGACCAACTGTATACATTGCACAATACTTAATTGCATATTCCATGTCTTCTGGAAGTACAACATCTCTTCCACAAGCTTTTGAATATTCGACTGCGAATAACATACCCTTTTCCATCACGGGTAGGAGAATATCAATCATACTCTTAACATACTCTTCCGCCATCTGGGATTCCCCGAAACCAGTTTGCATATTCATCTTTAATATTTAACGTTAAAAAGTGTTTCCGCAATTCCCTCACTTACGCGTAAAATGTTATAACTCTCTGCATATACACGAATTTGGCGTGCAAAATCAGGACTACTTGTTAGGTTCATTGTGAGAAGTTGTTCTTTTATCAGACTCAAATTAATTTGGCCTGTTGGATACCACTCCTCTGGTTGAAGTGCAAAACTGTATGAATAAAATCTTCGAATCAACTGCGTTTTAGAATGGTGAATCGCCGCCTGTATAGCTTTGAGAAACAGAACATTTCCGGTATCCTGTGTAATAATATCTTGACCGTCGAATGTGAGTGTGAGGTAGTCGAGATTTTCATAAAGAATGAGTTTATCATCTATGACTGCGTATAGATTATCATAATCAAATGGTGTTACGAAATTCCCCTGTGTAACTCCATCCCCTGCAGTGCCTTGTCTCTGAACAACAAAGTACAATTCTTTGACTGGATTTATGAAATCGAGTTTGAACGTACCCTCATTCACACCAACACCAACATCGAATGTATTTTGTTGAATTTGGGTAATTAGATAATCTCTCTTGGTGTTTTGTATTTTCACTCTCTCGGCACAGTCGATGTAGACAACCTCTGTACACAACTTAAAATCTGAAACATTTACATCTTGTTCAAGTTTTTCATAGTTACCAGTGACTTTGACAACAACATCCTGAGCGTTCCTCAATTTAAATTCCACCTCAACTTCTTGATTTTTTAAGGCACACAAGGGTATCGCCAATTCTGGGTGTTGATGAAAATAGAATGGAAGATCTACAAAAAAGTTTTCATCTGTACCCAAACCAAGTGTATTGTGAATAATTATACCAGCGTTACCAGTCACTTGAGAAACAAGTTTATCCGATGTTCTCAATGGATATTTTCCAATCAACTGTTCAAGAGCTTGTTGTTTCGTTTGGGTAACATAGTGTTCAGAATATATCTGTAGATAGTCACTAGTGAGACGTTGTACAACTGTCCCACCTATGATAAGATCTACATACTCTATGAGTGCGTGACCGACGGATTCTATATACACCATACTACTACTCAAAGCTGGAAGAGTGAACTTTACACTGAGTGTTTTCAAAAGATCACCTTGGTTCTGTGGTATCTTAAACCGGACTTTACTTCCAACATTTACCTGGTTTTCTGGATCCACATCAACATACTGTGTAGAAAAGTTTGAATGTTTCTTGAAACTTTCTACAAAATAACTGTAGTCTGGATTCAATGTAAAAAACTGCTCTTGGGGTCCAGAGGCAGCAAGTTGAACTTGTCCAGCCATTACTACTATATCTATCTAAAATTTTAATCCCGCTAAACCACTCTCAACACGTAAAACATTATAGTTAATTGCGTATACTCTCGTGTTATTATCATCCACCTGGTTTATGGGATCTATCTTAATCGTGAAGAGTTTATGTGAAATCCTGCTCATGTTCACTTGACCAGTTGGGTGGGGTGATTCGGGTTTCAGTGCAAATGAATACATTCCAAACTTTGCAGGTCCAAAGGTGTACTGAGAACTATCAAAAGGTGCCGATGGTGTAGTTTCAGTTGCGAGTGGGCAGTTCACGTGATGCTTGAGTGATTGTTCATACACCAAGAACTTCGAATCCCTTTTGAAGACAACCTCATTATTGAACCTCAGCTCAGCAGTCGTTATGGTATTATATTCATTTGGGTAGTTATTTTGAACAGATTCTTCGGATTGCGAAACAAAGTACAACTCTTTGACTGGGTGTGAAAAGTTGAGCATCACAGATTTTTCATTTTCACCAGCTTTCATTTTGAATTGAGCAAGTTGAACCTGTGTGATGACATAATCAAGTGGTCGAGACATCAAAAAGTTTTTTTCATCTGGTGTCACATAAACAAACTCTGTATCAATCGAAAACTTCTGAATTGAACTGATAACACCAGACGAAGCACCACCAAATATGAGATCCGCGAGTGGTCTGAGTTTGATTCTCACTTCGACAACCTGTTTTGTGAGGGCGCAAGTCGGTATAGCAAGGGATGGATTTCTGTAGAAATAGAATGGGAGATCGATGAAATATGTGTATGGTGTACCAGACTGATAACTGAGAATATTTCCATGACCATTCAAAAAGTAAAGAGTTTGATCTATGTCATCATTCGTGTTCTGAAGTTGTTGATGCATATAGATGTACTCGCCTGTGATCTTTTCAATAGGCTGACCACCGATGAGAAGTTCTGCGTGCTCGATAAGATGAGTTATCACAGAAGGGCACCATATAGTCGTGTTTTGTCCACCCGCATCAGGGGTTGGATCTTGTAACGTGACTTTAAGTGTAAAGTTACTGACGAGATCACCTTTATCGTTTGGAATATTACAAGTCACAATCTTTCCAAAGTCGATTTGTCTATCAAACTGACTTTCCACAAAGTCGAATGCGAACTTCGTGTGTCTTTTGAAATTCGTCAGGAAATATGAAAATTGTGGTTCACCTGTGAGCCATTGGTCTTGGACTCCGGTGGCGGCAAGTCTCAGACGACCAGCCATTCCTACTATATATGAGTAAAATTTTGGTAAATAAAACGAGACACTAGAGTAGAATGAATCTTCAGCTGAGAAAATTCAAACCCGAGACCATTTCAGATGATAGGGTGTGTGTTTTCATTGGTAAGCGTAATACGGGTAAATCGACTCTCGTGAAAGATATCATGTTCCATAAGAAACATCTCCCAGCGGGTATAGTTCTTTCTGGGACAGAGGAAGGGAATCACTTTTATTCAGATTTTATCCCAGATTTGTTCATTTATGGTGATTACGACCGAGACGCTATTGAAAGAGTCATGGCGAGACAACGTAAACTTGTAGGTTCAGGGAAGACAAATTGTGGAGCTTTCATGCTTTTAGATGACTGTATGTATGATTCAAAGTTCCTCAAGGATACTTGTATTCGACAATGTTTCATGAATGGTCGTCACTGGAAGATCTTCTTCATGTTGACGATGCAGTACGTTATGGATCTTCCACCAGCCCTTCGTGCGAATGTTGACTATGTGTTTATCCTCAGGGAGAATATCATTCAGAATCGAGAAAAATTGTACAAGTCCTTTTTTGGTATCTTCCCTTCTTTCGATATGTTCTGTAAGGTCATGGATGCATGTACGGAAAACTACGAATGTCTCGTGTTAGACAATACAGTCAAGTCTAACAAGATTCAGGATTGTGTGTTTTGGTACAAGGCCACAGTCAGAAAGAATTTTAGGGTTGGGGGTCCAGATCTATGGAGACTTCATAAGAAGATGTATAATCCTAAACATCTCCAACAGAAGGAGGATGATGCTAAGAAGGCGACGAAGAAGACCAGTCTTAAAATCACAAAGACGCGTTGAGTATTGAATTCAAAAATCACAGTGATATAATAGATGGCTTCAGACCAAGTACACACTATGAATCTTTCCGATGATGGAGAAGGAATGGTTCCTCTTCATGATAATCCTTCTACGTCTTTTAAAGCTGAAAAAAATATGGTACAAAGTAAAGAGACAATGGATTCTACTCCCATTAACGATATTATGATGGAACCCCCTATGATGACCGAGGAGCCTCGCATGCAAGGTGTTATGCCCCAAATGACCGCCCCACAACCCCAGGGCGCTTACCCAGTTCCCCAAGCTCCCCCCGAGCCCGAGAAGAAGAACCCCCTTAATCTCACCGATGATCAGCTCACTGCCCTCGTCGTCGCTGCGTGCACCGCCGCCGCTGTGAGTAAGCCTGTACAGGACCGTCTTGCGACCTCTATCCCCAAGTTCCTTAACGAACAAGGGGGTAGGAGTATGGTTGGTCTTGCCACTACCGGTGTTGTGGCGGCTGTGGCCTTCTATGTTGTCAAGGATTACATTGTTAAGCCTTAGACGGTTGTTTCCCAGCCCATATTACTGTAAATCGAGGTATCAATACCAGCAAAATACGTCGCAAGGGCTCCCGCTGCGAATGTCCCTACCAACAAGCCACTCAATTTAAGTTTCTTGTTGTTAGAAGCATTGGGATCAGTCATCGCATCCTTCGTTTCCTTCGAAATCTGGTTGATCAGGAAAGTCAGCACGAGACCAATGAGTGTCGCGGTCAAGAAAAATACACGATCCACTGCGAGACGGGGGATGTTACCGACAGCAAAACGAAATACATTTGGTATCACTACAGTCATCCACAAGAGGTTGACGTAATAGTTTGTTACATATTGAGGTACTATTGTGACCCCATAGATGACTATCCAGTATGCGATGGCCATCAGTAGTACACTGACTGGTGTTTTCATTTAAAGTACACAGAGATTATTTATCCTGGATGTGCTGGCCACAAAACTCCTTACGTTCCGGGATCTGTTGGTAAATGCCAAGGTCGGCACACATGTCACGAAGTTCTATGTAATTTTTCCAGAACTGATCAGAATGGGTATATTCCTTCACTGTGCAATGGGCCAATTCATGAATGAGTACATGGAAGACGTCGTTCACAGTTCCATCTAGGCACACGACAATTTCCGCACCCTTGTTTGTGTTGTAGCCCACACTCTCCTTCATTCGTTGCATTCC